GGTCACCTTACTGATAGCCGCCAGCTGCGCCATGATGGCCTGGCGCCCTTCGCTGGCCGGCTGGTACGGCGCCTGGCTGCTGACCGGCATCGGCATGCGGCTCTCACTGTATGATGCGCTGTTCGCCGCAGTGGTGAATCTGTACGGTCAGCAGGCGCGGAAAACTATCTCTCATATCACTCTCGCTGGCGGTCTGGCCTCTGCCCTCTTCTGGCCGCTGGGCGAGGCGTTATTAACCATCATGCCCTGGCAGAATGCCCTGCGGATCTATGCGCTGTTTGGCCTGCTGAGCGCATGGCTGAGTTATCAACTGCCTCGCCAGCGGCTCAGTTCAGCGGCGAAATCACCAGCCTCGCCAGCGACAGCAGAGGGCGACCGGCGTAACGGGGCGCGTTACGCGATCTTTATTGCGCTGATCACCTTCATCTCTAACGGTACCTCTACCCATCTGCCGGAGTTTATCAGCCACTTTGGTCTGCCGGTTGCCGTCGGTATGCTGTGGGGATTCGGCCAGACCGGCGCCCGGCTGGGGGAAGTGCTGGCCGGTCCCCGGGTCACCTCACTCACGCTAACGCGTTTTACTGCGCTCGCCATGCCGCTCTGTTTTCTCCTTGGATTGAGCAGCACGACCTTTGCCGGATGCGCAGCCGGGTTTGTGCTGGGCTATGGCGCGATTAACGGGCTGGTGACGATTGTCAAAGCGACGCTGCCGCTGGCGCTGTTTAGCGCAGAAAGCTACGCCAGCCGCACGGGTCTCCTGCTGATCCCCGGGCAACTGATGGCAGCTGTTTCACCCTTTGCCTACGCATGGCTGAACCACCGGCTGGGCATTATCGGCGGAATGTGGGTGTCCACCGGGTTAACGTTGATCGTTGCCGGACTGGCGCTGGCGATGGTGCGCGAGGCGGGTAAGGCGCAGGATGAACGTAATGTAGAATATCCGGCAGCGGCCGTTGACCAACCGATAGCCAAAAACAACCTTGCTGAAGAGTAAACGTGGATCACTACGCCCTTGATAATTTACGCCTGCGCTTATAGCCATATGGCAGGCATTATTCATACTATAAATTTTTAATGAAAATACATTCACCAAATCAATAATGAAATTTTTAAGAGAATAGCAGGGCATGCTGTCACCTGCGAAAAATAACGATACCGCCTGTATTTTTCGCTTGCATAATGATCCAAAAAATAAAGCCAGTCGCCATCGGTAACATTAGCCACACCTCCGGTAACACAATTAGCTTTACTCTCTTCCTCATCGAAAACGTTCGAGCATAGCAAAGAATGAGCGCTAATTTTAATACCGTAGCAAAACCCGGCGGCAATCGATGCAATCTGGCCTGTCGGTATTGCTTTTATCTGGAAAACGAGGTTCCGCGTCCAGGGTATGCCACCATGGACGACCTCACGCTGGAAGCGTACATTCACAACACCATTTCATCGACCCCCTCGCAAAACGTCGAGTTTTGCTGGCAGGGCGGTGAGCCTACCTTATGCGGGCTGGATTTTTTTGCAAAGGTGGTCGAGCTCCAGCAGCGTTACCGTGGTAACAAAATCATCGCCAACAGCCTGCAAACCAACGGCATCTTGCTGAACGATAAATGGGCTCGTTTTTTGCGTCGTCATGGATTTCTGGTCGGATTATCCATTGATGGCCCTGCGTCACTCCACGACACCTGGCGTACGACGGGCTGCGGAAAACCCACCTGGGAAAAAGTTGTGCAGGCCATACGCTGCCTGCAGCAGCATGACGTTCCGGTAAATGCCATGGTGGTGGTCAGCCGCCAGTCTGCAAGCCAGGGGAAAAGTCTCTATCGCTGCCTGAGCCGCGAGCTAAACCTTCACCATCTCCAGTTTATTCCTCTCGTTGACTCCCCTGCTCCCTGGTCAGTTACCCCTGAGGGCTGGGGCAAATTTTTGTGCAGTGTTTTCGACGACTGGCTGGAAAACGATGTTGGCAGGGTGTTTATCCAGTACTTTGATAATCTGCTCGGCGTATGGGCCGGCCAGCCCGCCACGCTCTGCACCATGCAGCCTGTCTGTGGGCAGAGTTTACTGGTGGAGCAAAACGGCGATGTCTACAGCTGCGATCACTTTGTCTCAGCGGAATATAAACTGGGTAATCTGAAGCAAGATGCTATGGCAGCGATGGCGAGCTCGCCATTTCAGCAACAGTTCGGGAAGCAAAAGGGCCAACTCTCTGCCCGCTGTCAGAGCTGCCACTGGCGCTTTGCCTGCCATGGGGGATGCCCTAAACACCGTTTTACCATCCATGACGACGAAGCACAGAATTACCTGTGCAGCGGCTATTTAGCCTTTTTCGGCCATATCACGCCCTATATGAACGTCATGCGAAGGCTTTTATTAAATTGCCAGCCGCCCGCGCTCATTATGAGTCTTATCCCGGAGATTCGGCAAAATATATTACAATTAACGGAGTCTGAAGATGAAAGAACCAAATAAAATAGATGGAAATCGCCGCCATCTCCTCAAAGGTCTGGGGATTGCCGCTGTCGTGAGCCTGTTACCAGAGACGGGAAACGCCGCGCAAAATAATGCCGCCCCGAAAGCGGCATGGGATATTCCTTTCACCGGCGAAATCCCTGACACACTGCCCGAAGGCTACAATATTTTACTAATAACCTGCGATCAGGAACGTTATTTCGAGCGGTATCCCTTTCCGGTGCCGGGCCGGGAACGCCTGATGAAAACGGGTATCACTTTTACCAATCATCAGAACACGGCCAACGTTTGTACGCCATCGCGCTCTGTCATGTACACCGGGCTCCATATGCCGCACACCCGGATGTTTGATAATCTTGGCTTCCCCTGGATGAATTACGATCTGGACCCGGAATTACGTACCGTGGGCCATATGATGCGTGAACTGGGTTATTACACGGCGTATAAAGGTAAATGGCATCTTACCCGGGAGATCGATCAGCCGGTCGCTGGTAAATCGGTAGAAGAAATGGACCTGGGCGAGATCCCGACGCCGCGACTGCATGAAATTATGGAAAAGTATGGTTTCTCTGATTATCACGGCATTGGCGATGTCATCGGGAAAAGTAAGGGCGGCTATTTCTTTGATTCAGTCACCACGGGGCAGACCATTAGTTGGCTACGTAACACCGGCCGCCCGCTGAATGATGAAAATAAGCCCTGGTTCGCGGCAGTAAACCTGGTTAACCCCCACGATGTCATGTTTATCGACACCGATGAGCATGGTGAGCAGGTGCAGTGGAAAGGGCCAATGGATAAAGAAAACCACACCCTGCTGCCAACCCAACCCCCGCACAACCAAATCTATCAGCAAAGCTGGCCAGACTATCCGCTGCCTGCAAACCGCCACCAGCCGCTCGATGAGCCTGGCAGACCTGCCGCCCATAAAGAGTACCAGAATGCCAGGGCGGTGATGGAGGGACAGTTCCCCGATGAAGACCGGCGCTGGCGCAAATTACTGGATTATTATTTCAACTGTATTCGCGATAATGACCAGCATCTTGAGGCGATTCTCAATGAGCTGGATAACCTGCAGCTGACGCAAAATACGATTATCGTCTTTACCGCCGACCATGGGGAACTCGGAGGCTCCCACCAGATGCATGGTAAAGGTTCCTCGGTGTACAAAGAGCAGATCCATGTGCCGATGATCATTCGCCATCCGGCGTATCCGGGAAACATCCGCTGCAACAGTTTGACTAATCATCTGGATTTAGTACCGACCCTGATTGGTCTGACTGGACGCGATCGCTCGCTGCGAGAGAAAGTCCTGGAGGGCAGAAAAGGCCGGGATATGAGCCCATTACTGGCGCATCCTGAGCAAGCGGGCTTAAATGCGCTGCGTCCGGGTTCGCTTTATTGTTACGGCATGATCCTGTATATGGATGCGCAATACACGGCAAAATTCAGAAAGCTGGCTGGAGAAAAACTCCCGCACGATCAATTTAAAAAAGCGATCGCGTCACTCCATCCTGATTTTTCCCATCGCTCAGGGATCCGTATGATCAACGATGGACACTATAAATTTGCCCGCTACTTTTCGCTCAAGCAGCATCATATTCCTGCTACCCTGGCCGAGCTGCTGGAGAATAATGATGTTGAACTTTTCGATCTGGTTAACGACCCCGAAGAAAATCATAACCTCGCCCGGGAGCCAGAGAAATACCGGGATCTGTTAATGACAATGAACGATAAACTCAATCAGCTCACTGCCGCTGAGATTGGCGAAGATGATGGCAGCTATATGCCCCCGTTTGAAGGAAGCCAGTGGGACATGTCGGCGGCCAGATGCATCAATATATGCGCGATTAGCGCTTGCCGTCAGGTGGGAGACCTTAATGTAGCAGCTATAAAAAAACCCTCTGTAAACACAGAGGGTTTCGTTTCATTCAGCTAACGCCGGGGATTACTCCCACTCAATTATTTACAGCACTCGTAACCAATTGACTGAAAACAAGTTTATGAAACTATAAATTCTGCGTACCGTTTTATATACCGTCACCGGGAAACAGTACCATGAAAAATACCATGCTACCTGGTTAGTTTATCGTACTGTCTTTCGCAGACCCTTCCGGCTTCAGCTGCCCGGTCAGCGTATTCTGCCAGTTGCCGGTTTCGTTCGAGAGATTTTTCGAGCACGTCGGCAAGCAAAACTCCGGTGTCTGCGGCTGACGACCCAGCGCCGACAGTGGCGTTATACTGCCTGAGCTGCTCACGGATGGCAACGAGCTGCTGCTGCAGCCGGCCAGCGCGAGCGGCAGCATCAAGAGCATCATTGCGCGCCTGGTCGATCCTCTGCTGCGCCTCACGTTCATTGGTTGCTTTCTCCTGTTCATCATGTTTACGGGCTTTCTCATCTTCTGCTTTGCGGTCAGCCTTCGCCTGCGCATACCCGGCGTCGTACTGTCTGTCACCGTGAATATTCCAGGCTACAACGCCGCCGGCCACCAGTGCAGCAAGCATCGACACGATAAGCAACTGTTTCCAGTATGCTTTCACGAATGCCGTGATCATGATGCCAGCACCTTCTTGGCCGAAAGATACCGTACACGGCGATCGTCGATACCATTCTGGCCGCCATTGATGATCTGCGTGACGCGCATCAGGTCGTCGGTGTACTTCAGGCATCCATATTTAACGAAGTACCAAGCCGCGCTCCGCGCTGCATAGTCGTCCTGCGCCAGCAGCTCCGGCTGCTTAACCATATCCACCTTCAGGGCAGCCCCGCAATCGCGGTAGTTGTTCAGTCCGGTGGTCTGGATGAGACCGCGCCCGCGGTAAAACCAGCCGTCGGTCGGCCCGTTATTCCCCATGCGTTTGCTGTACACCAGATTGGCAATGGCCCGCTGCCTCTCCAGTGGCAACGATGGTTCACCCTGCCGGCGCCCGAGGGAATTAGCCTGGCCCTGCGTCAGTCTCCCGGCACGGACGAAACCAGCCAGCCCCGCCACGCTGTAATTGAAGCTCTCAACGAGCTGGGTAAAGCCAGTGCTTTCATGCCCGGCCTGGGCAATAAACATCGCCTGATCCAACGGCTTGATAATGCCAAACTCTTTCATGGCCGCCACAATGTGCGGATGCCAGCGTGTGGCCAGCGCCAGGCTAACGCCGGCAGCTTTCTGAAACTCGTTAATGTCCATGTTGCGACCTCGATATCTTGAAGATTTGCACGACGTTGCCGCGCGTCTTCAGCACCGCGGCGAACATCACAGCATTGATAACGACCTCAGAAAGATCTGCGGTCATGGGGAAGTGGTACAGGTATGAGTACGCGGTGCGAAGCGGGATACTGGCCGCCGCCACGATGAGGAAATAGGCTATCCACCCGCCCCAGCGGCGGTGGCGCGATCCGTTGCGCTGGAAGAACATCACCCTCAGCGCTATCCCGCCGCAGATGAGGGCATTAGCGATAAGCAGCAGATCATGGCCTGTCATCGTCTTTTCCTCCCGGGATTAAATCGCGCGGATTGTCAGAGCGGTGATACAGCCATATCCCGACCCGCACCGCGACAATTGCCGCAACGAACGCGCCGGCGGAGTAGACAATACCCCGCTCGAACGAGTCCTGTGTGATGGTGGGGATCATGCTGGCCACGCCGATAAGGATTGATGCTGTGGGTTTGTAGAAGAGAAGACCGCAGAGAAAGCTGAGCAGCGCCAGGAGAACGCGGCGCTTGACCGGATACTCAACAGCAGAGGTAACAAAAATTACCGCACCGGCCAGCGACCCCAGCGCCACTTCTGGAGGGACGCCGGCGATAACCGCCGCCAGCGCACCGTAGCTAAGCCCCTGATTTATTGTATCAGCGGTTAGCGATGCAGACATGATGACCACCGTTTACTATGCATGATGAACCTCCTTAGTTGGGTAAGCTCATCATACACAATAAACCGTTTATGGATAAATGGTAAACTTACTGTACTGATAAAATCAGTTTTATTCTATCTTTCACTGACTACTTTCTCTTGCTATCTCTATCTGTTCATCATGTGTTAAATGATTACCATCGCCATCATCTGTTTGGATAACCATCTCTTGTGCATCAGAAATTAACTGCGCAACAATTGGACGATTTGTAAAAATATTTTCTAACTCATCCATATCTGCTCCTATAAATTTACTCTTACATATTTAGTATCCGGGTCGTAATAGAACCCACCAACTGACGTTGTTGTTATTGGCAAGTTTGCATTAACAAAACCATCAGAGTTTATTTGTTTGCGGAGAAGAGGTTTAAACCCAAGCACAGGGTTTGTCACCGCATCCGATCTGTACTCATGAGAACTCGCCTTTGCCTGGAGATGGTATACGTTACCACCCGGATCAGTATATTTATACTCGTTATCAAACGAGCGCTGGTCCGAGTATGAAAACGCTGTGTTGAATTTGTTGTACGCGACATTAAATTTGTTGTTGGCGCCCATTCCCAAAGAAAAAATATAATCAAAATCTTTTGCATTTACTTTTATGTCGCAATACTGACCTCCATTAAACTTAACAGCCGATTGTCTCCCAGTGCCGATGGAAAACACATCAGCATGCACAACGGTAACATCTACGTTGCAGTGTTGGATATATGCATTGTTTGCTGCGGTAGCGAAGAATACAACCCCGTCCGTTACATTAAAGCCAGAGCCTTTGGCATCGCAGGAGATTACGGGTGTTGTCGCTGAGTTTCCAATATACGCTACTATATATTGGGCGTTATACGCTGTTACATAGCCACTACATGCCTCGCAACCATACCCTGTAATAACGCCACCACCCTCAACGATATCCGTTGCTGAAACTTTGTAAGTGATGTTCTTGCATCTGTTCCATAGATGCAAACCGGCATGGTATGCCTTATTGGTTACCAGTGTTACGCTGCCATTGACGTTGTTACTTTCAGACTCAATACCTGCGTATGCTGAATCGTTAGCTATAACATCCATAATGAAATCGGAACACGCATCAAGTTTAAAAGTGCTTCCCAGCGCCAAATCTGAACTTGCAGACGTTGGCTGTGGGTAAATCTGACCAGATTTTTTAGCAGTACAAAATATTTTCATGTTCTTACAGCCATTATTGGCGAAGAACGGAAAAACTGAATTACTTAATGTTACGGATGAGCCTATGTACAAACCATCAACACCACTAGCCCAAAAAGAAAGGGTGTTCGCTAATGGAGATGTGAATATTTCTCTAGAATCTATTTTAGTTGCACTTTGGTATGCGTACAATGGCCTGTTAGTTGGATCATCAGA